AGATCTTCTTCTAAGAATCCTGTTACACCTTGTTCAACAACATCTTCGGGCCCTTGACAAGGATAGGCCGCTACTGGAGTGCCGCAGGCCATGGCCTCAATCATCACAATGCCGAATGTTTCCCAACGACTAGGGAACACAAACACATCTGCCATGGCAAAGTATTTGGCTAATTCTAGCCCACGCTTGGCTCCTACAAACTTTACATCAGGATACTGTGTCTTATACTCCGCCAGCATAGGACCATCGCCTACCATAAACTTAACACCCTCATAGGGCATTTCAAAGAACGCTTCTAAATTCTTCTCTTTGCTTACACGGCTAACACACACTAGTATTGGACCGTTAGTCACTGTGCCTGTTCGCTGACTAGGATTAAAGATAGCACGGTCAACACCGCGTGTCCAAGGAATAACATCGCCATCAAAGCCATGTGCCCGTAACTCTGCTACCATTGTATCTGTAGTGGTTAATACTTTGCCACTATGTTTGTGGAACCAGCGAACTAAAGGCCAAGTAAGAGCCTCAGGGATACCAAATAAGGCTCTAAGTCCTTCAGGGAACTTAGTATGATAAGCAGTATTGTACCGAAGATTATGTTTTGAAAGATATTTTCTAGCAGACAGACCAATAGGACCCTCTGTGGCAATATGGATATAATCCGGACTGAGCGCCTCAATCTTCTTGCCCATCGCCCTTGGATAGGCAATCTTGACTTCGTTGTAGCCAGGACAATCAACATAGCGGAAGTCCCCGGGAGTAATGTAAACAACGCGATAACCATCCAGAAGCGCACAAGCCTCAATATTTTTGTAGGTTGTAACAACACCATTAATTTGGTCCTTTAGGTTATCTGTAACGATTAAGATTGTTTTTTGCATTCACTTACTACCTTAAAACTTTCAAATTTTAACCAACTGGTCATTGTTGCTCGTGCTCGCTCACATTCAACCTGCGTTGGAAATTCTATCGTCACCTTCCCCGGAGTGTCCTTTGGATTGTTTACGTGTATCGCCAAGATTATCAGTAGCCACATCATCCTTCCCCCTTGTCCATGTAACAATTTCCCACCGACCATTGTGATGTTCTACAAGTGCTGTACAACTCTCCACCCAGTCACCGTCATTCATGTAGATAACACCATCTATTTCTTTTATTTCAGCGTGATGTATGTGTCCGCATATTACACCGTCATATCCTCGCTTCTTACAATAGCCCGCTAGATTCTTTTCAAATTGAAACATAAAGTCACTGGCTTTTTTAACTTTATGTTTGAGATATTTACTCAGGCTCCAATATCCAAAACCCAGCTTGTGACGTACCCAATTAAACCTACTATTCCAGTCTAGAACTAAATCGTATAACTTATCTCCCAAAAAAGCAAGCCAAGGGGCTAGTCGAGTAATACCGTCAAATAAATCACCGTGTGTGATAAGATAGTGCTTACCATCGACACCTATGTGTTCTGTTTGATTTTTTATTTCAATAAGACCAAATGAAAACCCGTATGGTATCATTGGTCTTAAAAACTCATCATGATTGCCTGCTACATATATCACTTTAGTGCCACGTTTGGCATGTCCGAGCACTCTGCGTACCACATTAGTGTGGCTTTGTTTCCAGCGCCATTTGTTTTGTTGAATTTTCCATGCATCGATAATATCTCCTACAAGATATAATGTTTCGCATGAGTTATGTTTGAGGAAGTTATTGAGCTTGTCGGCTTGACAATCTCTAGTGCCCAGGTGTACATCGGAAATAAAAATTGAGCGATAAGTACGTTCCATACACGTATTTACCGCTCAAACTAGTTTGAAATATTACAAATGTATTACACTTGTACCACTGTCCATTTAGCTGTAAATGGTTTACCTTCGGCCTTGTGTTTCAAGATCTTGGCGAATTCCTTCTTGCGAAGTTCAAACTGTTTCTCGGCATCTCGGTCGAAGCAAGCCTGATACACCTTACGTACTAATTTATTTTGTTTCATGGTTTGCCCCTCCTTGGAAAAGTATTTATCTGGTAGGAGACTATTTCTTTACTTGCTAGAACCGTATACTTCAACTACCACTCTACGATTTTCGCTACGACCTTGTGCTGTCTTGTTTGACGCAACCGGCTGACCTTCACCTTTGCTGTCAGTATACACACGAGCCGCTTCTACTCCTTGGCTGGTCAAATATCGTTTGACTGCCTCGGCCCGACGCATACCTAGATTTAAGTTATAAGCACTTGTTCCAACACTGTCAGTATGTCCACCTACAATAACCACTTCAACTGTGACTGTCTTCAGCTTTGCTACTAACTGATTTAATGCCACTTGACCTTCGGCCTTGACTACAGATTGGTCAAAGTCAAATAATGATTTTGCGTCATATGTTACTTTGGCCAACTGTGTTACATTTTTTGCAGTAGGTTGTACAGGTGTTGCTGGTGCGGCAGTAACGGGTGCAGGCTTTGCCTTAGGTTTAAGAGCCCCATCACACTCGGGAGCCGCAGTAGCCGGAGTCCAGGCATTGTTTCTCCAGCATAGGCCGGTAGAGTTAAACACAGGACCAGATTGGCTTATCCAATTGTCGTGGTCAAATCCCCAATCATCGGCCTGCACTAGATTTGTTACTAATAATGATGTTAATAATAATACTTTCATAAATATCCTTCGATTTGATCTATTAAAAATGACGGACCCTCTAGGGCGTTTATGGCTTCCGTCGTACCAAGTAGCCTCTCACTACATCAACTGACTATGTTAGTTTACCCCTACAAGAGCTTACAATTATTTATTGTATAGATATGTCAGTAAACAGTCAACCTAAGGTAATCCGGCAGTTACAGTACTGGCTCCACTGATTACAGTTTTTCCTCTAGCAGTAACAGCTCCCACAGTTGCTAACGGTCTTCCATTAGCAAACACAGTAGACACAATAGGAGTTACAATAACATCACCAGTATTGGTAATTGACCCTACTTTTGCCGCAACACGATTTTCCACAAATACGGTCAGCCCCGGATCAGCAACTATAAGATCGGGTCCAGCAAGATCAACACCTACTCTAGCAACGTTAGTCATAATTATATAGCAGGGGTTCCTGGAGTGCCTGATGTAGCGGCAAGATCCTCTTTGATTTTTGCTGGGCTACCTAAATTAACAAAAGATAAAAGTGTATCTTTTTGGTTTGAAAGCCATTTACTAACAGTTTGAAAAATCTCAGTTCCACTAACCCAATTTTGTATTCCTAAAATAGCATCTTCTATTTTTCGAGTTATAAATCCGGCAGCTTTAACTTCAGTATGTATAATAAATCCATCCTTGACCGCAGTTTTAACCTGTTCAGCTATATCATTATTTTTAGCTTCAACTGTAGCCAATGTATCTGACTGTCCAGTTTTAATCAAAGTTGCTTTAGTAACTTCTGTATTAAAATTATTAGTTTTAATCAGATTAGCCGCTAGAGTTTGTTGAGTAGTAGTAGCATCATGTACCGCCACTGATACACTACCCACTGCAGAATTAATATTGTCAACAGCTTTGGCAATTGAGCCAGAGTTATCAGCCGCTCTACTTACACTAGATTGTAATGCCGCTATTGTGAGCCGTAATCGTTCAATTTCAGTTATTAATGCTGATGACTGCGTAGCACTTTGAGCCGCAAAAGTTTCTATAGCTGTGGCAATTGATGTTAATTCTACGCCATTATCGACTGCTGTAAAAACACCAGCACCTCCAGTTGCCCCCATTGGGGTAGTAATTTGAACTCCCATATAAGTCTCCTAAATATTATACTATTATTTAACCAGGCTAATACCTGTAGTTCCTTCTAGGTATTGCTTACTAGCTTCTTTTTTAGATGCCACGATGAAAAAGGTATTTTTCTTATCTAACGTAACTTTACTATCCTCACCTAGAAATACCCAAGGAATCATTCCTAGTCCTTGTCCACTCATAGTAAGTGCCAACGGTCTGCTGATACTTATTGTATCAACATCCTCTGACTCAAATCGTGATATAATTTCGTCACCGTTAATTAATTTAATACTGACCACATCTCCTGTGGTAAATCCTTTGTTGATCAACATACTTTTCCTTA